AGGCCTGGAGTAACTCCTCCTACAGCAATTCAACCAGCACCACTATCTTCTGCTTTCTTTCAAATAGTTAATGAAGGTAAAAATGATATGGAATATTTAGCTGGTATTTATGGATCTATGATGGGTGATTCAAGGGGAGCTTCAGAAACTTATAGAGGTATGTTAGCTTTAGATGAATATGGAACTAGAAGAATTAAGCAATGGATGAATACATGTATAGAACCAGCTTTAAAACAATTAGGAGAGATTGTGCTGCAATTTTCTCAAGCAACATACACAGCACACAAAAGATTTAGAATTATACAGCCTAGTGCTATTCAAGAAGGTAAAACTCAAGAAGTAAATATCCCTATTTATAATGATATGGGAGAGGCTATTGGGAAATCAATGGATGTTTCTTCGATGAAGTTTGATGTAAGAGTTGTATCAGGCTCTACATTACCTGTAAATAGATGGGCTTATCTAGAAGAATTAAAACAGCTAATGCAATTAGGAGTAGTTGACGATATAGCAGTATTAGCAGAAACTGATCTAAAGAATAAAGAAAAGATTGTTAAAAGAAAGTCTTTATATTCTCAACTTCAAGGACAATTACAAGGTTTACAAGAGGCACTTAAAGATAAAGATGGAACTATTGAAACTCTTGAAAGACAACTTGTTCAAGCAGGTATTAAAGGTAAAGTTATGCAAGCTGAAGTAGAAATTAATAAAAAGAAAGAAGAAGTTAAATCTGCTATGAATAAAGAGTTTATCGAAACTGAAGGTAAACAAAAATTATTAAGAAACGTAATGAGTAATAATGCCGAACATCAACAACAGCAAATGAATAATAGTGCATCATTAGAAGAAGAGAGGATGTCGGATTTTTACGATAATATTAAAAAAGACTTGGAAAGTTCATCTAAAGATGAATAAACTACGACTAAGATAACTATCATAAAAAGGAGGGAATATGTCAAATCCCGAAGAAACAACTGGCGGTAACCCTGAAATAGGAATGCAAGGAGAATCCTTAGAAGCAGCTTCTGATGCTCAAAGTGCTCCAATGCAAGATAATTCAGGCTCCAAAGAGTTTTTCAACCAGCTTGATCAAGAGGTCAATGGTCAAATAATAGATACGGCTGAGGCAACCCAACAAGATAATTATAGTGGCTCCGAACAGGTAACCCACTCCGAAAATGTTGGCTCCAATAATGCAGAAACCCAAAATAACAGCGCAAATTGGGAAAAAAGGTACGCTGATAGTAGTAGAGAAGCTGTTAGGTGGAGAGACAAGTTCAAATCGGTAGAGCCGTTTGTGCCTGTTCTCGAAGCAATGAAAAAAGATAGCGGACTTGTAGAACATGTTCGAGACTATCTTCAAAGTGGTGGCGCTCCTGCTAAATCAATACAACAAAAACTGGATCTTCCAGAAGATTTTGTATTTGATCAGCATGAAGCAATGACTGATCCTGATTCGGACAGTGCAAAAATGATGAATGCTCATGTAGATACAATGGTCCAACAAAGAGTTGGAAATATGCTACAAACTGAAAAAGCTAGAGCTGTTGAAATGCAAAAGCAAAGAGCTCAAGTTATGGAAGAGCAAGACTTCATGAAAAGAAACAATATGACTCCAGAGCAATTTTCTGAATTTAAAGCAAAAGCTCAAAGTCATAGAATGACTCTAGATGATATTAATTATTTAGTTAATAGAGAACAGGTTTCTAATAATGTTGCTCAGTCTACAAAACAGGATATGTTAAACCAAATGAAGAATGTCAGAAATATGCCTACATCTGCTAGTGGAGCGAACTCTCAAAATGTTCAAAAAAGTGAAGATAGAGAAGTCTTTGAGAATATTCTTGGGTTCGATAACGGAACAGATAACCTGTTTGGGTAGGCTAAGAAAAAATTTATAAGTCTATTCAAACTTAATTTAATTAAGGAGATAGACAAATGTCTGATATATTAAACGTAACTGGTAGTAATTATACTAGTGGTTCGATAGAAAGAGGACAGTCTTCAGTACAGTTAAATACGGGTGCACTTCGCAGAAAGTATAATTTTGGCGATATGGTATCTGAATTGGCTTTAGCTCAAGATCCTTTCTTTCGATTCTTAAGTATGGTTGCTAAAAAACCAACAGATGATCCTTCTTTCAAATTTACTGAAAAAAGATCGTCTTACACTAAAAGATATGCGTATCTAGCTGATTATGATACTGGTGCAGCTGCAGTCCCAGCAACAACTGTGGGAAGTGCTTCGCCAAATCCAGCAGCTGGAAATGTGTATACTTTTGGATTCTTTACTGACTATGATAGCAATGGTAATAAGCAAAATATCTACGGTCAAACACATGTGTACGCTGAAGGCGTTGAAGGCACACAGCCTCAATTCTTCATCCCTGGTCAAATCATAAAAATACCAGTAGGTGCAGCAGGAACTGATAATGATCAAGCTTCTAATTTAACTGACTACACTTTATGGAAAGTTAATTCAGTTGATCTTGATACTCAAGGTGTAAACTCTACATCTAGTGCAACAGTTAACAAAGCTATTGTTAATGCTACATGTTTAAAAGCACCTGCAACTAGTAACTTTATGAATGCAACAGAAACAGGCGGTACTGCTACTGATGGATCTGCTAACTTAGGTTATGCAGCTACACCAGCTGGTATTACTGCTAGCCAAGAAACTCTTGAAGCATTCAAATGTTATGTAGTTGGTACTGCATTTGCTGCAGGAACTGGGTATCCTGAAACATGGCAAGATCAGCCTTACTCAACAGGCCATGGTCAAACTCAAATCTTCAAAACATCATGCGTGATGAATAATACTGATAGAGCAACAGTTCTTAAGTATGAAGGTAATGAGTGGGCTAGAATCTGGAAAGAAAAGCTGATTGAGCATAAATGGGATATTGAAAATGCTTTATTATTTGGAAGTCAAAATTCAACACACAATACAACTGAAGGTGCTGTGAATTTTATTTCTACATATGGTAATGCTTTCTCAATGGACCTTACAACTAAGTCTCAAGATGCTTTCTTAGATGATATGTCTGCTTTATTAGATCCTAGATATAATAATGCTAGTTCAACTGTATTCTTCTGTTCAACAGCAGTTTACAATTGGTTGCATAAATTATCAGGATATTTCGCTAATAACTTAGGTATTATACAGCCTGGAGCTGGAAATACTATTGGTCATGGTGGAATAGGAACTACAGGTAATAGTGTAGGTAGAGCTGATATGGCATTATCAGGTAAGAAAAAAGTATTTGGTATTGATGTTACTACTATTTCAACTGTATACGGTGATATGAATGTTGTTAGAAATGTTCACTTAGACGGTACTTCAGTTAAAATGATGGGTATCAATATGAAATATTGTGCTTATAGACCATTAGTTGGTAATGGTATTAATAGAGATACAGGTGTCTACGTAGGTGTGCAAACATTAGAAAACTCTGGGGTCGACAGACGAGTAGATCAAATCTTAACAGAAGCGGGAATGGAATGGTGTTGTCCAGAAACTCACGCTATCTGGTCATAAGGAGGATAAATAAATGAGTATACCACAGTATAATCAAAATGGTGCAGGTAAAAACCTGGATCAATTAGCTCCTTCTGGAGTTAGATGTCGACAAGCTTCTAGCTTAACACTTACTGCTGCTGATAGTGGTACTATATTTGTTTGCGGTTCTGGTAGTGCTGCAGACTTTGTATTGCCTGCTGCTTCAGTAGATAATATTGGTGTTACTTTTAAGTTTGTTTGGACTGCTGCTGAAACAGATGCTATTACTATAACAACAGCTGATACAACAGATACAACTGGCGATATGTTCGTTGGAGGTATTTTGTCTTGTAATGCTGCTGCTGTTAATACACTAGCTCAATTCGCTGCAGATCATTGCAAACTTACATTTGATGATAACGTAGCAAATACAGGTGGAGGCCCTGGTACATGGGTAGAAATAGTTTGTGTATCAAAGTCTAACTGGTTTGTTAATGGTATCCTTGAAGGTGATTCTGATGCTGATGGTGTTGGAAGCG